TTACGTGTGGCTGAAAATCATCTCGCCGTTCGATATCACTGAAGGCCCGTTCCTGGTAACAAGCTGGCAGGATGAATCACCGCATGATGACGTAGCCACGTGGTCGATTGAAGCCTCCAGTGCCGGTCAGGTTGACGTGCGCGACGTTGGTGCAACTATCACCATCACTACCCAGCCACAGAATCGCACGCTGACCGTTGGCGATACGCTGAACCTGTCGGTGGCTGCGACTGTGTCTGACAATTCAGCACTGACTTACCAGTGGAAGAAGGGTGGTAGTGACATCTCTGGCGCAACATCAGCAACATTCACCAAAGCAAACGTGACTGCCGGTGATGCCGGATCATACAGTTGTCAGGTGTCTTCCTCCACAGCGGGCAGCGTGACGTCCGGGTCTGCTACGGTTGTTGTCAACGCAGCGTGATATCAGGGGCTTCGGCCCCTTTTTTTTGAGAGGTTTCATGAAAGCAATAACCGATATCGGCCAGGCCGTTGTCCGCGCCAGTGGCAAAGAGGTATTCCTCAACCCTTCATTCCTGGCTATGTCCCGAATCGGAACGCCTGAGCAAATCGTTGATGCTTTCGTGAAAGTTCATGCGGGTCATTATCCAAAGCACAGAATTACTGACATCCAGACTCTCAAGGCAGCCAATGCCCGCTGCTTTGCTGAAATGGCCGCAGCTGCAGCTAACGTAGTCAGGCATTGCTCTGAAGGCGACATTGCTGAAATCATCGGCTCTTACTCAGTGACTACGGCGGGGCGCCTCCTGTTTAAGCCTGGCTCGTTGCCAGTTGAAGACGTTATCCAGCTGGCGCGCCACCTTATTCTGCATGGTGTAATGGGCGATCAGCCGCCGGAGGATTTCGAAGGAAAAAAAGGCGAATACAGTGACAAATTCGATGTACGGTCATTCGTCTACACCGCTGTTGCTCACCTCGGCATGAGCGAGTCTGATGCCTGGAACATGACAATGACCAGCTTCCGCGCCGCCATGAATGCCAAGTTCCCGCAGAAAGAGAAAGCCAGAGTGCCGACTCAGGAGAAATACGACGAGGTTATGGACTGGGCCGAGCAAATGCTGGCTATCGACGCGCAACGGAACGGACCGCATTAATCTCCTTCGAAGCAACACAACCAGCCTCGCAATAGCGGTGCTTTTTTGTATCCGCATTTATGCATGTTCAGTACTCCTGTCCGTGTCCTTGATGGCGATATGGTATGCCTAACTGATATCTGGGTGGCGGCGGCTAAAGCCAAGGAAGAGGGACTGGCACCATCTCTGATTAAACGGAATATGGACAAGATACGCCCGTGGTACTTTTTGCGAAACGCCTCCACGAAGCGCTTTATCAGCAGTTTACTCAAACTCTCAAAAAACGAGAGTTTGGAATTGCCTGATTCTCCGACGCTCACTATTCCGGGGAATGGTGGTGGAACCTTTGCCCACAAATTAATTGCTTATAAATATGCTGCATTCCTCGACTCTGACTTTGAGGCTGGCGCATTCATTATTCTTGATAAATTTTTTACCGGGGAGTTGCAAAGAAAGAGCGATCTGGTTGCAGATCTCAATCTCAGCATTCTTGAGTTTGATAACAAAAAAGACTACGCCAGCCATTGTGGTAGCGGCCTGGTCGGATGGAAGCATGAAAAGCCGGTGCTGCTAGCGAAGATAAAGGCCTTAACGGACCAGTTGCAGCTAACCTTGCCAGGGTTTAGCGCATGAATAATCGCGTCATTGAATGCGCCTCCAGAGCGGGGCGCGACTTCTCAGAGTTCATGCCAGGTGAAAAGGACATTATGCAGGCGCTGTCCTCGGTGGATCAGTTTGGAGAACAATTGCGCCTCAACGGTTGCGTTAACCATCACTTTGTCAGCTATATGATGCGGAGCGCCATCATGTAAACTTTCATGGAGATGGCAGAGGCCAGGCAAAAAGAGGAACGCCGCCGCAAGCGAGCAAAGAAGAAGGGGTAGCCCACTCAGGTGGGCTTTTGCTGTCGCTATGGATATAAGAACAGTTTATGGCGCAATGCCACGCATGATAGATTCATGGAAATACATTTCGTGGTGAATCAGCGTGGAAGACGAAAAACAGCACCAAATGCAACTTCAACTGACCCTTCAGCGGCGGCTGGAGAAAGTTACTCCTGAGCTATTTTCTGAATATCTCTTCGAACGCGGCGTCAAAACAGTCATATGCCCAATTTGTGGTAGTGATGATATTTCTATCCCTAACGCCAGTTCGATGACTGTAGGGCCTGAAGGGTGCGAAAGCAGCACTTATGCCATCCCAGTAAAACTCGACACAGAAGGGCCACCATACTCATTGGTGAAATATGAGTATCGATTGATATGCAAAAACTGTGCGTATTCGATGCATTTTGCAACGTGGCCGGTATTGAAGTGGGTGGAGCAGAAGCTTTCAGGTTCAGGGAAAGGGACTAATGAATAGCAAGATGGATGACAATATTCACTTTGTAGACTTCCCAAAACATGGTGGTGGCGGTAGCGGTGGTGACGGAGGAGATATGTACACACGCGAGAGACTTGCAAGACTTGAAGCCACAGACGAACTGCGAGAGCGAAACATCCGAGGCATTGAATCTGAGCTGAAAAGCATCAACCAAAACCTATCATCAATGGAAAATCGGTTCATTGATAAGATCGACGACAACCAAAAATGGCTGGTTGGCCTTTTGGTATCTGCAATACTCGTTCCATTATTCATTGCTTTAGTCACCAAGTGATCTGTAACTGTTCTGTCGTCGCGCGATCCCTGCTACTCTTTTGGCACATTTACCAAAGGGGATAGGGATATGAAGAGGTATTTATTCATCGTTGCACTTTTAGCTTCACCTGCTGTTCTCGCAGCAACTGATGCGGATATTGTTAATGCAGTACAAAAAAAAGTACAGAACGGGTTCTTCCCAAAAGATGTCAAAGTAGAGTCAGTGACAGAGGTTAGATTTTTCCCTGATGACAGGGATACAGCGTATGCCAGGTTTGGTAACGTCTGTGGCAAAGCTGTTGTAAGCAAATCTAACCAAAAAGCCTCTCTGGTATTCATTGCACCCGTGGTAGAAAAATCCAGTCAGATCTCCATAGATGGCCCAACGATTTACGACCTCTCTAAGCAAGGCGCCATCGCTGAAGAAGATCTTCAAACCAAATGTAAATAGTACAAACAATATAAATAAAAACCCGCTTTGGCGGGTTTTTTTATGCCTGGAGAACGATGATGGCGCAGAACGTCGGTGATATTGAGTACACAATTAAAGCTGATACGGCAGAGTTGTTGACGGCTGGAAAGGATGTAAATCGCATAACATCCAAAATGGAAGGGGATTTATCTCGCGCTGACAGGGCGACAGACAGACTTAGTACAGGGCTTAATAAAGTAGGAGTTGCGATTGCTGCAGCTTTCACAATAGACATGGCTAAAAGGCTAATATCTATTGGTGATGAGATGAACACTCTCCAGGCCAGGGTTACGAGACTTAGCCCTAGTGTCGAGTCAGCAAAGTCATCAATGGAGGCTCTTTCTGTCATCGCCTCTGAAACCGGTAGCGGGCTCGGAGAAACACAAAGACTCTGGGAGTCCTTAACTACGTCACTAAAAGAAACAGGTGCAACTAATAATCAGATATTACAGCTGACATCTACCCTACAAAAAATTGGCACAATCGGTGGGTCGTCATCTGAGGAAATGGCAAACGCTTTAAGGCAGTTCGGCCAATCTTTGTCCAGAGGAACCATCCAGGCAGAAGAATTTAACTCAATAATTGAACAAATGCCTGAGCTTGCCAGGCAGATAGCGGCAGGGCTCGGTATCTCTCTTGGGCAGTTAAGACAGCGAATGCTCGAGGGCAAATTAACAGCCCAGGACGCTCTCAATGCAATTCAGAAGCAATCGCAAAATGTTAATGAAGAATTTAGTAAAATGCCTGTCAGTATCGACAGGGCAAAGAACAGCCTGGATGTGGCTTTTAAGAATGCAATAAGCGACCTCAATAATGCCATAGGACTTACATCTACATTGGCAGGGCTTATGCAAAGCGTTGCCGATAACCTGAATTTCTACAACAATAATGCTGGCAACGCTGCAAGAATGCCGAAGCTTATTAAGCTACAGCAAGAATTAAACTCTGAGCTTAAAGATGGTCAGCGCTGGTATGAGACTGACTCAGTATTCCAGGCTCGTCGTGCTCAGGCCGCCGTTCAGTTAAAGCAGGTCGAAGGTGAAATAGCTCATATCAGAGCTAAGGCAGCAAGCGATGCTAAAAAAGGTGGAGAATTCAACGCTCCCGATACGACAGGCGATGACAAAGCCACTCAGAAACTACTGCAAAATGCACAGAGAAGACTGACGCTATCAAAACTTGATGGAGAGGCGCGAGCCAGGCAAATGGCTTTGTATGACGCAGAGGATGCCGGCTGGAAGAATAACGATCCGCGCATTAAACAATTGCAAGACCAATATGCTTTAACTGAGCGTAACACTGCCGCGTTGAAGAAAAATAATCAGGAATCTAAAACATCAGCCACGCAATCTGAAGCCATTGCTAACAAACTGGAGAATTTAAAGCAAGAGGCAGAACTAGTTGCAGACTCGACGCAAACCCTGACAAGGGAGCAGCAACTTCTTCGAGCAGAGCAATCTCTTGGCTCTAAAGCTACTGATGAGCAGAGAAGCAAGGCAAGGCAATATAAACAAGCCGCTTTAGATGCGGCTGATGCGACCAAGGGTTTTGCTGTCGCCATTCAAGAGCTGCCAGAAGATGCAGAGAATCGCTCCTATGACGATTCAGTTACAGCAATCAAAGCGGCGTTCAAAGCTCAACTCATAAGTAAAAAGCAATATGATCAAGCCTCAGAACGTCTGGAAGCAGATCATCAGATTAGATTGGCAAAAATCCGTGCCCAGCAGGTAGTCACGCCTCAGCAGTCCGCTCTCGGTGAAATCGACCCGGTTCAGCAATTGGCTAACCAGCACGCGCAGGAACTGGCTCTCATCCAGCAGTTTGAGACGCAGAAAGGTCAGATCACTCAGCGCGGCCTCGAGCTGATGAACGCGGCCAATACCGAATACGAGCAGGCTCGTATTGCGGCGCAATGGGAGATTTACCGCAACCAGAGCACGACCAATCAGCTGATGTCTGACGCTATCGATTCTCTCCAGGGGGGGGCGACCAATGCCATTACCGGGCTGCTCAACGGCACTCAGAGCCTGCAAGAATCCTTCGCCAACATCGGCACGACAATCCTCAACAGCGTTGTCGGTAGCCTGGTGCAAATGGGGATTGAGTGGGTCAAGAGCCAGTTAATGGGGCAG